TTTCAGTCCTTTATACTAGGTAAATAAATAATAATCTTCGTCTAACTTTACCCAATTAAATTCATCATTTAATATAGTTTCTTCATCAAATTCATAAATAAAATTTTTATTTATAACAATGTTCTTATTAGGAAGGTGTTTTTTAAGACTAATGTAACCTAAAGGTCTATTTTTTACACATTTATCCCAACTAGCACCCATTACACAAATATTTTTAATATGTCTATATTTATGTACTTTAAGTAACCTTTTTAAGAGTAACGGGTCAAAATAATTATATTTGTTTTCTCTATAAATTTCACTACTTATATCAACAAACGGTTTTTTTAAATTACGTAAACTTGGATTAGGTTTTTTTTCTCCTGTAACTAATCCGTAAATACCTCCACAAGTTATTTCAATATGATCTGATGAATTAACAAAATTAACCACATTCTCAGCTAATTGATTAGTATTTCTCTTTTTATTATCCCATAAATCAATTAAGACTGCAATGGTTGAATTGTAAATATCAAATTTCAATTAACAAACTATTATCTTTTCTTTCTTCGAGTCTTGTTCTTTTTAAAACCTATTGGTTTAGAATACTTAACTGGGTAACCCAATTTTCTTGTTTTAGCTATATGCTTCTCAAGTTGCTTAGTCGTAAGTCTACCTGATATTGCAAGCTTATGTATCTTTCTACCGCCAGGCACAAGATTAGGTCTAGAAGGGGCAGTTTTTTTAATAAGTCTACTTTTAACCTTACCTCTTCTTTTTCTCACTTCTCCTGATACTCTCTTTGCCTTTTTTAGCAATAGAAACAACATCAGCCTTGCCCATCACTTTAGCACGTTGTTCCATCACTGTCAAGATTTGAATTTTTCTTGCGTATGGTTTTTTTACTTTTTTAACTTTCGCTACAGTATCTCTTGCATCTTTTGCAGTAGCAAATTTAATCCTAACTGTATCTTTAGGATTCTCATCAGTGTATAATCTACGACCAGAGCCTTTAGGTTTTTTTCCTGTTCCTTTAGCAGGATCTTTACGCTTTGCCACCATATTTTCTGCTCTTTACTTTCCTACCCTTATATTTACCACCTGTTCTTTTAATTTTACCCTGAGCTTTACAAGAGGCAATTTGTGTAAAACCACGAGGGTTTTTACAGTTTTTAGCCTTCATCGCCGTTTAAGTCCTTTAGTATGTTTTTGAGATTTAGGGGGAGACTTTTTAGACCCACCAGGACCAGCCCAAAAAACTTTATTTGCCCAATAGGCAGCACTTGTTTTACCTCTTGCAATATTTTTTGCATGACGAGCTTTAAATGATTTACGTGCTTCAGGGGAATAGTTGTGCCCCATCTTTTGATCACCAAAACGAATTACTTTAATTTTAGAACCGTCTCTTACAGCAACAACCGCTTTTTTAGTAGGGTGTTTTGGAGTTCTTTTAGGTTTGTTTAAGCCTGATAATCCTACTCTTTTTAATCTGTTTTTTTCTGCATCAGTTAAAGACATTTAAAAACTCCTAATAACCTTTCCTCGAAAGGGAGTCTTGGCGGCACACCACTCTTCTGGGTGCATGTGGCTTGGTCGCTTACCTGCTGGTTTTGAAACCATACGTCCTGCAGGAGTGTAAAACGCACACCATTCTTGTTGAGGACGACGCTTAACCGAAGAGCTCATCGACTTCCACATTTTTTGACCAGTAGATGATTTAGTAAATTTTCTTAATGCCAAAACAATCTCCAATTAATTATTTGATATATTTTATTTTAATAGGTTCTTTTTTAATAGTTATAAAATTATCTTTCCATTTATTATCTTTATGTACGGCTGACCCTTTAAGTGGGTGAGAACGCCTATTTATCCCATCGTTTTTAAACCCTATCCCCATAATTAATATGATAGGAACTTTTTTGTCAATCCCTAAAAGAGAGAGTGCTTTTTCTTTATCCATAACACAACGACAATAACCAGTCTCATAGCCTAAAAGTGTCGCAACAATATTTACATATCCAGCAGCAATGCCTACAGCTTGATTCATATCTGCTTTTAGAATTTCTCTGTTATCAACGTGAGAATTAACACTTCTCACTAAGTCTTTTAAATTTTTATGAAACTCATGTTTAGAGTTTCTAAAATCACTTTTAGTAAAAACTAAAACAAGATTTGCAAGAACTTGAGGATTAGATAAATTTTTTAGCTCCCTTGCAATTTGTTCCTCTTTTGACACATACATATTAGTAGTCGTGTTATAAATTTCATCAATAACATCACGATTTTGAATGATGTGTAGGTCATAAAAAGCTAAATTGTGTTTACTTGGGCATTGAGTAGCAGCCGTAATAATAGTTTTAATATCTTCAATCGGTATTTCTTTGTCTCTGTTGAAGTTTCTTTGAGTATGTTGGCTTCTGTGAATAGCTTTTACTAAGCTAGAATTTGTCCATGACTTTCTAACTTCAGGAGGAAAGGGATGTGCGTACTCAAAATTGTGAGCTGAAGCAGTCATAATTTACCTCTAAAACAAAGATTTATAAATAATTGTAACAAAGTTAATTTTATTGTCAATTTAATTTTGTTTGATTTGCAACATAGAGTCTATTTGTCTTTTTTCTCGCTCATTTTCACGTTTTTTCTCTAAGTATTTAATTTTTTTATCAAGTTTTTCAATTTTCCTCTCTTTTAAATATGAGTCACCAATTCCAACAACACCGGTCAATACAGTTACGGGCAAGCACCCACCTAGCAAACTAAAAACTATAGGAATTATAAATTTCATTTTTTAACACTCACCTCTGCGCCTTTACTTTTAACGTAAGCTTCCTTACCAAAAAATGCTGCAACAATTGCTGCAACAGAAACAAAATACGTTGGTGCCATATCACCTAAGACCCCAGCCGCCTTGTCAAGTCCAGTAAATACGGAAGCAACAACCAAAGCAGGGTATAACAACATACCAAAAAGAGCAAACCACGCCATATGCCTTTGAGCGTCTTCTTTTTTATCTTCATTTTCTAACCTAACTAATTTTTGATCCATTTCAAATTCTTCATCTGTTACAATACCATCACCATCTAAATCGTATTTTTCATATTCACTCCCAGGTTCAAGTTTTTTCTGAGACATTTTTTATTTCCAATCGTCAAAGCGCGCTCGCTGGATTTCTTTAATCTGTGACTCAAGTGTTTCAAGTCTTTTAGATAATTGAGGAAATTTTTTCATACGGTCTTCCTCATCTGTTAAAAGTTTTAGTCCGTATCTTTTGTTAGCCCAAGTATAAATCTGGTCCAAGTTATTATAAAACCAAATACCAAGTTTTGTATCTCTAAACCAAGACTCAGTAGCTGAACCAACTATACTACCAGCTATTGCAGATATTAACCAGAACCACATTTGTACTTCCTTTGTAAGTGACTATAGGGCATAATTCCTAAATAATACATTGTATCATACGCAGGAAGCTGTCTTCCCCACAGCACGTGACATCTACCGACAGATTTTTTCATTTCTTCAAGAGTATAATAAGGTATATCTCTACCAAAAGATACACCAAAATCAGTATCTTTCCAAGACATTAGTTTAACTTCTTTTCGTTTTTTAAATTTGTTGTAATTAATCTATCTTTCATGTAGTCATACACAATTTGGAGCTGCATCATTTGACGAGCAGCCCCTGGATGATTACTGTGTTGAAGACCGTGCTGAGCATGTTTAATTAACATCATTTCTGAACTCAGCACGGTTTCATAATTTAAAATATATTCTTCTTCAGTAGTATTCATAAGCAATTATACTATTTTAAAAATCAGAAAGCAAGATTAGTCTTTCTTAATAATGGAGATCACACCCCAAACAACCGCAGCATAAGCTGCTATCTTTACAAAAGGGCCTCCAAGAATTATTAATAGACCAAGAGCTATCAAACTCGCTCCTGACCAAGAGGACATTTCTTTGATTCTGTTTGTAATCCAACTCATAGTATTCTCCTTATTTGTTTAAATTTGTTAAAGGATTTTCAAGAGCGCGTTTTATTTTTTTAGCTAAATCAGTTCTTAAGTCTTTCATGTCTCTTGAAAATTCACGGCTATCCTGTTTAACACGAGTTTCCGTATCTTCAACAATTTTCTCAATACGACGAATGTCCGTTTTCAGATCAATTTTCATATCTCTATTGACACCAGAAATTAATTTGACTTCGTCTTTAAGAACTGACATTTCCTCTTTAAATAAAGAAATTTCGTCATTCATACGAGACTCTATGATAGAAATACGTTTATCAAAATCAGATAAATCTGGAGCCACGTATGTTTGTATCTTATCTTTCATGTCCATGTAATCTTTATAAAACTCAAAGCCACCCCATAAGGCGCCTATTAAAGATCCAAGTAAAGGCAAAACTAATAAAAGTTTTCCTCCCCTTATCGTTGCTCCTCCTATTTCGACTTCAGGCATTAGTCAGGTGCACCAACACAACAAGAGCATGGATCTTGTTCTGTACACTCGCAAGGATCACATGTACAATACGGATTTTCACATTCATTATTATTACAATCTATACCAACCATAATAACCTCCTTATGTATTATACTAAAAAGTAAATTTTAAGACCAATTAAAGTTTAAACAAATACCTTCCTCTATTTCCATTGTGAATCAACTAATTTATTCATGGCAGCATTATTTCCCCCAAACATAATATACTGAGCATAATTATTAGTAGAGATTGTTGAGTCAGGTAATGTAGTAGAAGTAAAAAAATCAGTCCTATCTTGTAAAACAGGAGCATCAATAGTTAAATTTGCGCCAATAACATTCATCAAAGCTAATTGTGTAGCTTGAGAAGTAGCGTCTTGACCTAATTTTTCTATTATCTTAGTAACAACACGAGTTGCTATTTCTTTTTTTATTTGCTCTTTTGATTTAGATTTTTCATTTGACTTTGCCTTAGAGCTTGATGAGTTTTCTTTGCTTTCCGATTTTTCAACTGTTGTATCATTCGACGAGGAATCTTCGGTGTCTGATGATTCTGATGACTCCACATTGTTAGAGAGATCATTTTCTACCTCCAATTCTGTGACTTCTGCCACTTGAGTTTCAACTTCATTTTGAACCTCTTCAATCGTTGTCTCTACAGTGGTTTCTGTTGTTGAGATTTCTGTTTGAATAGGTTCTATTGACATTTCTGTAGTATCAATTGATACGTCAAAAGACTCAATTGTGTCTCCAAAGTTATCTGAAATCGTGATTTCAAAAGACTCAGTAACCTCAGGTTGTTGAATTTCTATCTCAACCACCTCTGTAATTTCAACAGTAGAAGTATTTTCAATTGTATCAACCGCTGTTTGAATTAGTTCCTCTGTTACAGTCGTAATTTGCTGAATAATAAAATCTGTATGAGTTGCAGTAAGCGAAACATTGTCAAACCTTGGGCCAAAAAACCCATTAGGAAAACCAGAGTCAATCCCAAATAATTCTATTGTTGCAAGCGCGCTTGTGTATTCATTTTGAGGGATAGTTTGCTCAAAGAAAAAACTAGTTGTGTCCCAACCAGTAAATGTAATTTCGGTAAACTCATGTTCAAATTTATGAAGCAATGTACCGCTTGAATCTTTAACATCAAGTGTTATGCTAAATGAATCACGACAATCTGGCCCATTTGCAGGATTCGAATCACACGCCGGAACTGTTGCGTTAGATTGATCACTAAAAACGTGAGAACCATAATTAAGTTGAAATCCTTCGTTAATTTCACTTTGATTCATTTGATCAAACAAATCTACTGTTTGAGATATTGTCCCGCCTTGTGAATCTTCACCATTTGTTTGAAGGGCTTTACCCCCAAAAGGTCCACAAGTAGCACAAACATTTACACTACCGCTTGTAGTCCAATTGTTTGTATTACCTGTCTGAAAGCCAGGATTTTTGATGTAATTATTTGTAGTTTCAGTTTCTCCTTTTGTAGCCGTTTCCTCAACAGTCGTAGTTGTATGTAATTCTAATCCCCCTCCTAAATTTTCAACCTCAGTTGTCTCTGAAATTATTGTTTGAGCATTAGAGGAAGAGGACAGGAATAAAGATGCAAGTGAGACCCCCAGTAAAATAACAACTAACGCCCACAGCCAAACCACCGAGTATTGCGAGAGGCAAACGCGTATCATTTTCAATAGAGTCATCTTCTACCCCTCTGTGTTGTCCGTAAAAGGGGCATCAAGATCATTCTCATCCCTCTCTTCCTTGTCCGTTAAAAATTTAGCTCCATCAGGTACATCTTGAAGATTCTTTTCCCATGCAGCTAAAGCTTCAGTACCAATTTTTCCTTTATACGGGCACGGTGTTCCTGCCATAATCATAGCATCAAAAATACGTGCATCTTGACACAGTGTAGAAACTGCTGCAACTTTCATCCCCATTCCAAATAAAGAGCGGGCAAGTTTAAGCCGCTCACAGTTTTTATCTGTGATAGTTACGCCAGATGCAATTCCTAAAATTTGAGTTTGAACTCCTGCACTGTAAGCTGTTTTACATACGTCTGAGTTGTTCACAACAACAGATGGAGCGGAAGCTGTTGGTGGAGTTTTATCAACAGTTACGGTTCCGCTTGTGACAGTGCTCACTGTATTTGTTTGTGCTAATGCGTTAGCACTAAAAAATAAAAGAAAAAGAATCGTGAATAGGCGAAGCATTTACTTCTCCTTGTTATTTTGATTCCCCTCCTTAGTCGGTTTTGTTGCCTCTTTATAAAAAATTATGATGTCTTTTTGTTGTAAAATAAATCTTTTAATTTCTTGCATATTTAATGCTAATAACTCATATGTTTTTGGTGTTATAGCATAAAATACAAATTCCTCAGTATTTTGTTCTTTTTGTAGTTCCTTTAAAAACTTTTGTAAATTATCTTTATTTACAACGTCAAAATGAAGTTTATCTAACAGCAGAGGTTTAGGATCGGAGGGGGCGATAATCTTATTCTCTACTGGACTAGAAAAAACTTTAAGCTTCTCAACGGAACTACATGCCGACAAAAGAAAAGCAACACTACTTATTAGGAGCAGGTTTTTTAACACCAGATATCTCCTCCAATTCTAAAATTAGTTTTGCAGTCCCTTTATTAATTCTTTTTTCCATTAATCCTGGTTTCGCTCTACTTAATTCTTCTAAATCGTGCCTACGAAGTTTAGAGGCAAGCTTTTTGTAACCATCCTCTGCTTCACTCAATTTAATTTGTAAATCGGCTACTAATATTGATTGTTTAGTAAAATTTTCATCCATTGATTTTATGGCAGCTTTTTGAGACTCAACAGCACCTTCCAACTTTGCATTATTCTGATGCAGAGTGGCAATAGTTTTTTGTGTATGTTTATAGTATAAAATAAAGCCTCCTGCCATTACTGCCATAATAACAAAAGACATTATTGCTAATTTAAATCCCATAGAAAAATTCTACAGGATTTAAACTTCGCCGTCAAATTTTAATTAAGCAACTTTTTCATTCTCCTTATAAAAATAACCCATTAGGCACAATTATATAGTGAATGGCTAAAACAACGCAAACTGATGCGCCAAGACCAATCATCATCTTGAAGAAGTCTTTAGTTACCAAAGGAAATACTGTCTTGAATTTTTCTTTGCCGGTCATAGTTGCCATAGCAAGTTCACGACCACAAAGTAACCCAACGAACACCCAAGTTGTCGACATTGGTATATCATTAAGTTCTTTGAAGAAGAATAAGATAATCCAATACACACCATCAATAATCGTTGCACTTCGTACATATCGTGTATTATGTTTCTCAAGGACAATGTTCTGAATCTTACCACCACCCTCTTTAAACATCCACCATAAACCACCAACAAATACCACGCTAATACATACCATAAGGTCCGCTGGAATTTCTCTAGGAAGGAATACAGCAATATTTGCCATGTCATGAGATAACCAAGTCCACCAAAGAAAACCTGTTGTAAACCATTGGCCTACTCGCCAATATATTTTATGTTCTTCTTTTACAGGTTTTGCTTCGTCTAAAATTTTAGTAACACCAATCCAGATAATATAAGCTGCGACAGCTGCGACAGCGTATCCCATCATAGACTTCATTAACATTTTTTCTAATACAAAAGTTGAAGCAAATGCGGATAGTACTAAGAATGAAGTTGATACTGGTACACCTATACGAGTAAGTATAAGAAGTAAACCAGGAGCCATAGCATGATACCATTGTATTTCTTGGAATGGAATTTTATTCAGTCTGCCGTATGATATGTCACCACCATACATATACCAACCGTACCATAGTGCCCATAATAAAACAGATGATGCAGATAACCACATCACCTTCCAATTTACCCTATCATTATTAGATGCAATCCAGGTGCCTAGGGTTTGCACAGAATCGTTTGCAATTACAGAATAAGCAGCAAGTAAGAAACCTACTGCCATCCAAAGAGTTATTAAATCCATTATCAATACCTTTAATAAAATTGACAATTTCTTGCCAATGATAAAAAATTATAACATTAAATTGTTACAAAATTATTACAGCACGATTGATTTTTAACTGATATCCCGCATCCGGTTGACAAGCCGTTCGGCACGTTCACCAACCTGTCGGTACCAACGAGAATCAACCATTTCATCTGCGGCAGCATTCCAATCTCCATTATCAACCCCACGTTTCATGCCAACAAATTTTGAGAGTCTGGGTCGACCAAGGTTAAACATCATGTTAGCAATTATTTGTTGAGCTTCTTCTGGCAAATTGTGAAAGTCTGAGTAAAGGATGTTGCAGTCTCGCAAGACTCCTTGGATATCCGATTCGAAGGCTTGAGAGCATCGCTCAGAAGAAATGGCGGTGCCCACTGCAAGTCCGTGTTCTGGGTCTGACTCCGTAACCAGATGACCGATACCAAAAGTAGGATAACCGAGATGGTCCAAATATATCTCATGAACTACTCCCTCGTCAATTTCAAGTTGTTTTCTAAGTTTTTCTAAATCCATTAATTTTTCCTTTCAAGGAAAATCTTGGTTGATTTTCCATCCAATTAAAAAGTTTTTCATACTCTGCTAAATATCCTTGGCACTCATTTATAGCAGAATCAAAAGATTCCTCGTCGAGAAGAGTTGGAAAAGATGGGATAGTTACACCCGCAGTAGCTAATAAACCTTCATTTTTCCAAGTATTACCTTTTAAAACAGTAAAAGGACATCTTGCTTTACACGCAGCGTATAACTCATGGTGTCTACCTGTAATAAACCAATTTGTTTTACGAAGTTTATTAACGATTGTGTCCCAATCTTCTTCAAAAATATCTAAATTTTTTTGTTTGGAATCAGTTCTTCCAAAAAATTTACCTATAAGTTTATCTGATTGACTTGTTTCAAAAAATGGAACTTTTACAAAATAACTTAAGTCAAGGTGGATTTCAGAGTCTTTGTTAATTATTTTAAGTTCGTTATGAGAATAAGACTCTCGGCAAGAAACATAAGAGTTTTCAAGTGCATACGCCGTAAAATTATCTATCTCCATGTTTTGCCAGACAGTATTTATGAGTGCTGTTTTAATTCCTTTGTGATTTGCTGCAGAAAGATTTTCGAGTAAAGCAATAGGAGTCTCTCGATTTTTAATGGCAGTGCTGTGCATAGTTCCTTCACCATTTAAAATAACTAAATCTGCCTCATAACCTAAAGATCTTGCTTCTTGTATTTTTTTAATATCTTGACCAACTAATTTAATATCTGTATAACCACAACTCTGAAGATCAGAAATTAAATACTCAATTACCTTTTTACATCCATAATGATAATGAGATGTATCATTTAGAATAACAGCAATCATTTTTTAGCTAGATTATAAAAATCATTTTTTGATATTGATTGAATTATGTCGTGTTCAAAAGTTTCAGATATTACACAAAGTTTTCTCATATTTATAGAAGACATCACCGATCCAAGTTTACTAATATTTGAATTTGGTTTATCAAAAGAGAACCCACTTAAGTAAATTTTATTAAACCCCCAATTATTCATTGTACAAATCGCTAATAAGCCTGTTGATAATCCTTGGGGCCTATTCCAAAGTTTATCCTCATCCAATAAGAAAAAACCAGCGTTTGGATTGTCTGAATATTTTTCATACATTTTATAAGTTAAAAAAAGTGCTTTAACTTTTTTACGAATTAATTCATTAATTATAGGGTCGTCTTGTGCAAAATAAACATTTGCGTTGGTATATGCTAAGTTACAACTAACAGAAAAAAGAGATTGAGGAACTCCTTGTACTAAATCTCTCTCAGGGCCAGACCCAAAAATTATAGCGTCCATAAATGCTCTCCTATATATTGAGCTAAACTTTTGTGTAATACTTTATTTGGATGTTTTCCATCAGGAAAATAATGGTGAGGGTTTGCTTCCATGTACTGTTTCTTTTTGCCAAAATTATCCATAACCTCTAAAAGAGAATCTTGATAAGCTCTATTTCCTTTAACTCTAGGTTTATAAAATTCCCACATGTCCTCCCAACCAAAAACATCAACATCTCTGATGTTCGAGTCGTACATCTCTAATACACTTGGAATAGTGAGAATAGTATTTAACTTAGCGCCGTCGTTAGTAATTTTATTTAGACCACCGATTAAAATAAGCTTTGATTCCCATTCTTTCAACATTTCATAAACAATATCATTTATGATTCTGCCTTGGCCAATGACATTTTTAACATCAAATTCTTCTTCAGTAATACCAAAGTCTTGTCTACCAGGATGATCTTGTAGCATAATAGAACGTAGCCCACATGTTTTGAAAAATACAAGATAATCAAACATGTCATGCATTTGTTGAAGCACAAAAATACTTTCAAAATCATCCCATCCAGGATTTGGATATCCAACAGCAACGTATCTCTGAGGGAATAAAGAAGCTAAATATCCACTAACAGAATGAGTTGCAGACCAATCAGAGTCTTTACTTTCATCAAGTTCGCCTTGAGCCCACGAATCGCCTGTGACAAGAACGTATTTTCTTTGAATGTTATATTTAATGTCTTCTTCTCTATTCTTGTCTAAATTTTCTTTAATTAACTTATGCATGTTTTCAAGTTGATCTTGGGATGCTTTTTCTCTATGCACAGTATAACGATTTTTCATTCTTTAAGAAGTCCTCTAACTTTTTCTCTATTAAAAAAATGAGCTTCTTTAATCTCTTCTTTTGATTGTCCATGATACGCAACAGCAAAATGATTATCAATTAAAATTTCAGAGAGCATTTTCCAAGAGTCAGTTGCTCCATCATAAACAAGAAAATCTCCTAAAATACGACCAAACTTACCTCTCTCATCCTTTGTAGTTTTAAGGGTAATTGGCCTATCTAAGGGACAATAGGACTCAACAACTTCTTTCGCAAGTAACCCAAACTTTTTTTCTTCCAAGTCTCTTGTACGCGACTCTGGAGTATCGACACCTTGTAATCTAATGCGCTGATTAGACAAGGTAATGTTAAAACCAAGGTCAATGTCAACATCAATAGTGTCACCATCAACCACTTTAATAACTCTACATTTATATTCATACATTGTTAATTCCAAATGGTTTTTTAACACAAATAATAGACTTGACAGGGGCGCCGTCAAATTGTGAAGATGCATAAGATTTAAGTTTCTCTAAATTAGCCTCTACATGAGCGTAACAAATTGCTTGAGACTCAAATTCTAGAGGTTTGCCATTATTATGAGAAATTTCAATCGCATCTGTTTTAGATCCTAGAGCAACCATCATTATTACTATTATCTGCCACATCATATTTATCCTTAATTGATTTAATCTTATTCCACTGCTTAGTAGTAAGTTGACCATACCAAGAATTATCTTGAGCTTTAATACATCCTAATATAAAATTTTTTTCCCAATCAGTCAAGGGTTTTTCGTCAAAGAACTGCTTGAGATGCTTATTTATTCTTTTGCTCATTGATACTCTTTGGATTAATTGCAATTTTACCGACGTTTTCTTCATAGATTCTAAGTTTTAGTCTTAATTCATCGTTTTCTTTTAGTAGTCGTGCGATTGTGTCCTTTAAACCTTCCATAGTAAATCTATGCTCATTCATCATTTTTATTTACCTCGTATATATAGGGATCAAGCTTTTTTAACTTTCTTTTTTTAAACCAAAATTTTAATTGAAAAACTAATTCATGATACCAATTTAACATTTATTTTTCTTTCCTGTAAGGATTTTCTTCAGGTGTAGTACACAAAGTGATCCTTAAATCATCATTTAAATTTAGCACTCTATGACTAAAACCTGCTCTAAAAATATAGCTGTAACCATTTTTATAAGTATATTTAATATTATCCACTTCTAAAAAGCTTTTATCAGTGGAAATTGAAGTGATAAAAGAAGATGTAAATTTTTCACCTTCAGCGTCAGTATGCCAGGGAATAGCACATTTTGGTTTTAAAACGGAAATGTAACAGTTTTTTATGTTTTTAATGCCAGTGTGCTCTTGAATAAGCTTTAACCACGAAGTAATACATTTTAAGTTTTGAGAGACAGGAGAAATTTTTGAATTTGTAATTAAATTAAAAGATTTCCAATAGGGATTATCAATTTGTCTTTCACTAAATAATTTATATCCATTTTTATAAAAAAATTTTATTTTCTCTATGTCAGCTTCAAGAACAGGCAACGGAATTTGTTTACAATAAGTCATACTGATTACGCCTATTTTTAAGCTCAGGTAAAAAAGGAACAGCACTTGTCTCAAAGCATTGAGGATCTTTACTGTCTACAGTAATTAAAATAACAACATTTTTAATTCCAGTTCCGTATAATTCATTATGTGCTACAGCATAAGCACAACACTGTATAAAATAATCTTTTATTTGTTTTATATACTTTGTCTTTTTAGATGTTTTAAAATCAATGATAGAGGGTATACCTTTCCATATGCCTACCATATCACACCTACCAGCGTATTTATATTTATTACTCCATAAAACTTGCTCTTGACCCCA